GTAAAAGAGTTACAATCCTCACCAAGACCGAAACTTGGTCGCCCTCCAAAGGATGCACATGGAAACGAACGACTTGAAGTCGATACTGCAAGCTGAGATTGATGACTCTATCGGCTACATTGAGAGCGAGACTGTTGAGCAAAGAAAACAGGCTTTAGAAGCATATCTCCGTCAGCCCTACGGAAATGAAGTAGAGGGTAAATCTCAAATCGTTACAGGTGAAGTTGCAGAGGCCATTGATGGTGCTTTGCCTTCACTTGTTCGCATTTTCACAGGCTCAGATAATATCGTAGTATTTGAGCCACAAGGCCCAAGGGACGAAGCCTCTGCCAAGCAAGCTACTGACTACTGTAATTGGGTTTTCTCACGAGACAACGAAGGCGTAGCTATCCTGCATGATTGGTTTAAGGATGCCTTGCTACAGAAGAACGGTATTGTTAAGGCTTTCTGGGAAGATAAAGAAGACGTAATAAAAGAGCGTTACTTTGACTTGTCTAACGATGAGTTAGCTATGCTGATGAGCGATGAGAGTATGGAAATTGTCGAGCAAGATACGACAGAATTTCCTATCTTTGACCCCAATGGTCAGCCAGTAATTGACCCAATGGGTATGCCAGTTATGGGTTCTACTCATAACGTAGTTGTACAGAAGAAAAAGAAATCAGGCAAAGTTACGATTGAGAATGTTCCTCCAGAGGAGTTCTTGATTAGCAAGAAGGCTAGAACTATTGCTGATAGTCCATTCGTGGCTCACAGGCAGATGTTGACTCGTAGCACACTGGTTGCTATGGGTTTCAATAAGAAGCAAGTAGAGAGCCTACAGATGGGTGATGCTTTGGCTTATACGCCAGAGCGTGTGGCTCGTTATCCTGCTGGTGAGCAACCCTACCAAGTTCAGACTGATGACCCTTCAATGCAAGAGATTGAAGTCTTTGAGTGCTATGTCAAAACTGATATAGACGGCAAAGGTATCTGTAGCTTGGTTCAGACTTTTTACGCAAGTAATGAAATTCTGCAAGATGAAAAAGGTAATGAGATTATTGAGGAAACAGACTATGTTCCTTTCCACTCAATCTGTCCTATTCCAATTCCGCACAAGTTCTTTGGTAATTCACTAGCTGATAGAACTACAGACATTCAGCTAATCAAAACGACTATTACTCGTCAGATGTTGGATAACTTATATCTGACCAATAACGCCAGAGTAGTTGCCGTAGAGGGTCAAGTAAATTTAGACGATTTATTGACTTCTACTGCGGGTGGTGTCATTCGTGCAAAGTCACCTAATGCTGTACAACAGTTAGTTGTTCAGAACGTAGCATCTCAGGCTTTCCCAATGCTTCAGTATCTGGATACAGTTCAGTCTAAGCGTACAGGTGTTAGCGATGCCTCACAGGGTTTAGACCCTTCTATCTTGCAGAATGTCACGGCAGCAGCAGTAGCCTCTATGCAACAAGCTGGCGCAGGTAAGATTGAACTTATCGCTCGAATCTTTGCTGAGACAGGCGTTAAGTCATTGTTCAAGGGTATCCTGCATTTGCTCTGTAAGTACCAAGACAAGGCTCGTTTGGTTCGTATGCGTGGTGAGTTCGTAGAATTTGACCCTCGTACATGGGCAAACCAATACGATGTGTCTATCAACGTAGGTTTGGGCGCAGGGAATCGTCAAGAGCAGATGGCTATGTTGTCTATGGTTCTTGCTAAACAAGAGCAGTTGATTGGTCAGTATGGCCCTGCTAATCCTTACGTTTCACCTGCTCAGTATCGTGGAACTTTGGGACGCATGGTAGAAATTGCTGGCTTTAAAGATAGTGCTGAGTTCTACAAGGCTATTACACCAGAGCAAGACCAAGCGTTGAGCAATCCTCCTCCACAGCAACAACAGATGCCTCCAGAAGTGCAAGCATTGATGGCTAGAACTCAAGCTGAGATACAAGCTAATCAAGCTAAAGCACAAGCTGATATGCAGATGCAACAACAACAACAACAAATTGATATGCAAATGGCTCAGCAGAAAGCTGGTCTTGAAATGCAATTGTTGCGTGAGAAGGAAGGTGCTAAATTGCAACTTGAGCGTGAGAAACAACAGGCTTACTTTGCACTGAAACAACAAGAGTTTGAAGCAGAAGCACAATTGAAAGCAATGAAGATTGGTGCTGGCATTACATCCAACGTAGAGATTAAAGGTTAATCATGGCTATATCTGATGCAATGCGCTACAGGATGAGTACAGGTGGTTCTGCTGAAGACCTTTACGCAACAATCCGTGATTTCTTAGCTACAAATCCTAATGCAGCCGCAACTCAATCAGCTATGGCTCAGTATGGTATTTCTGGTGAAGACGTAGCTAATGCAACTGGTGGAAAATCTGGTGGTTTGCTAAGTGGCAATATTCTCTCAGGTGCTAGTTGGAATAGCCTTAATACTGCATTGCCAGAACAACTAACACAAGCAACTGGACAGGCCACTACAAATGTGGCTGTAGGCGGTGCAACTACTGCTGACACTCTTAATCAATTAAATACTTACTTGGCAGGTGGTGGTCAGTTTGACCCTAACGCTACTGTATTCTTACAAACAGGTGGAGTTGATTTTCTACAGGGAGTTGATAAAGGAACTATCAAAGACAACATAAGCCAGATTGTTAAAACTTTGGGTGACCAAGGTGTTAATGTTGTCCTTACTGGTTCTCCTTATGCTGCGTCTATCAATGATGTGGTAACAAACAACTTTGACCCTAAAGTTGACCCATTGTTTAACGAGATTGCAAAAGAAAATAAGAATGTTGCTTTGGTAGGTACTCAGGGTGAGATTCTACAAAACAAGAAGTTGTTAGTGGATGCTTTGCATACTAACGCTGAAGGCACTGCAATCTACAATCAATCAGTTATTGATGCTTTGTCTCAGTTTAAGAATGATGTCCCATCTAGTACACCAAATGCAATTAAACAAGTACAAACATCTAACGTAGTTGCGACTACACCTGCACAGATTACACAGATAGCACAAACTGGACAGACTATGCCTGTAATACCAACTGCTAGAGGTAGAGTTATCGAAGGCGATAACATCGAACAACAAATTGCTGGTGTTCCCCAAGTTGTTTATGAAACACGAGTTGACCCAAACAACAAGGCTAATTGGCAGACAGTTAATCCTAAAACTGGCGAAGTAATTGATTCTGGTACTTTTGCAGGTGGTGGTGACCAAGGCTTGTTAGCCGCATCTCGTCCTGTTCTGGCTTTGGCTGCTAGTGTTCTTGGTGCGCCTTATTTAAGCAATCTAATTGCAGGTTCTACTGGTTTAACAGGTTCTGCTTTGGCTGGTGCTACAGGCGCAACCATTGCGGGTGGTTCTACTGCTTTAACAGGTGGTAGCGCAGAAGACACGCTAAAAGCCGCATTGCTTGGTGGTGGTGGTGCGTATGCAGGTAGTGCATTGAATAATTATATTAACTCATTGGACGTTCCTGTTGACTTTACCAACATGACACCAGCGCAGATTGCTGATGCAACTGAGACAAACTTTATCAATGACTTGAAAAAAGCAGGTTTGTCAAATGCTCAGATTGATGACTTTATTACCAATTCTGGTGGTACTGCTCTTGCGACACCAGTTGCGGTTTCAACACCAGTTACGGATGGTGGTACTGTTGCAATTACAGGCTCTGCACCACCATCATTAAGTAGTGTATTAAACACAATAGCCACAATACCAGATGCAGGAACTGTTAAGGTGGAAGCACCAAAACAAGTTGACCAACAAACATTAAATGCTATAAATAACGCATTGATTACAAATGCACCAGAAACTGTAAAAATTACTGGTGATAGACCACTTACAGCAGACCAAGTAGTGAATTTATTGGCAACAACTCCTGTTTCATCTACTGTTTCTCCTGCCGTAACACAACCAATTCCACAGCAAACTATTATTGCTGAAAGACCATCAAGCATTACAGATGCGGTAACTGCTGCAACAATTCCGTTAATTCAGCCAACGACACCATTAGAAGCACCAAAAATAACTGCTGAAAAACCAAAAGAGACTGACCCAATTAAGATTGCTCAGTTGGCTTTGTCTGCTGCTGGTTTGCTTGGTGCAGGTGCTGCTTTGTCTAATACAGGAACATCAACTGGTTTTGACATTGTGCCTATTCCAGAGGATTGGACAACTCCTCCAAAACCAACTGCTGCACCATTTACTGCATTGCCTCTAATTAACTTTGGTGACAGAAACTTACTTATTGGTACTCAATGGGAGAAGTTCCTAGACCCCAACTATGGCAAAGTACCAGAGCCAGTTAAGTATTCACAACCATCAAACATGAGTTACAACGACTTGATGAGCATTTTGGGTAGCAAGCAAGGTATGCCATCTAGGTCTAGTTTGAGTATCAATGACATTATTTCTGGAATACAAAACCAATATGGACAAGCACCTGTTAGCACAATGGGCTAAAAACCTGTTAAATGATGACTTTTTCAAAGAAGTATTAAATAATTTGAAAAATCAGCAGATTAGTGTAATAATTAACACAAGTGCAGAAGAATCTGATAGGCGAGAAACTGCTTATCAGCACATAAAGACATTAGAACTAATTACAGGACACCTAGAAGGCTTGGCCTCGGAAACTGTGATTAGGGATAAGAAGTGGAAAATTCTGTAGCCTAAAAGCTACCCTCCGTCCAGAAGGTTTCTGGTGATTATTGAGATGACAAATGGAAAACACCAACCCACAAGGGAGTGAAAGCCTAAATGTAAACCAAGCCGCAACAGCGTTTGAAGGTTTAATGGGTGATTCTGACGAAGCCGAACAAGGCCAAACTGAAGAACAACTAGAAGAACTTGAAGCGTCTGATGAAGTTGAGTATTCTGAAGAAGAAGAACAACCCAAGCAGAGATATAAAGTCAAAGCATCTGGTGAGGAAGTCGAAGTAGAACTAGACGAACTTATCAAGGGTTATCAACAAGGTACGGATTACACTAAAAAGTCTCAGGCTCTAGCTGAACAACGTAAGGCAATTGAAGCTGAACGTGGTCATTTAGAGCAAGTTAAACAAGAGCGAATGGCATACGCTCAGAAGTTGCAAGCCTTGGATAGCTTCCTTACGCAGCAACATCAGAGTGTGGATTTAGAAGTTTTAAAGGAAACAGACCCTATCGGTTATGCGGTAGCGGTAGCTGAACAGAGCCAACGTGAGAAACAGTTAGCAGTAGTCAGGAATGAACAGCAACGCATTGCCCAACAGCAACAAGCCGAGCAACAAGCCTCTCTGCAAAATCATCTCCGTCAAGAATCTGAGAAGTTAGTTAGTCTGATTCCTGAGTTAGCGACACCACAGGGTGATGCGGTACGGAAACAAATCCGTGACTATGCGAAGTCTGTAGGTTGGTCTGACCAAGAACTCAGTTCCGTGTATGACAGTCGTGCTGTGCATACCTTGTATAAGGCAATGAAGTATGAGCAACTTCAAAAGAGCAAACCAGAGTTGAATAAAAAACTTCAGTCTGCTCCTAAGATGATGCGCTCTGGTACTTCAGTTCCTGCTACTAGGTCTTCACAAGATAAACAGGTTATGCAAAGGTTGCGTGAAACTGGAAAAGTTACTGACGCAGCAAAAGCATTTGAACGATTCTTTTAAATTTGGAGTATTAAATTATGGCTACCTATCAAACATATACCGCAATCGGTATGCGTGAAGACCTCTCTGACGTTATCTATAACATCAGCCCTACAGACACACCTTTCATGTCTACCATTGGTAAGACAAAGGCTACTGCTGTTTATCACGAGTGGCAGACAGACTCTTTGGCTGCTGCTGGCTTGAATGTGGCAGTTGAGGGTGCTACTGCATCTGACGCTACTATGTCTCCTACAACTCGTGTTGGCAATCGTTGCCAGATTTCACAGAAGACAATCAAGATTTCAAACACCTTGAACGCTGTGGACAAAGCTGGACGTAAGTCTGAAAAGGCTTATCAGTTGGCTAAAGCATCTGCTGAAATCAAGCGGGATATGGAATTGACATTGCTGAGCAACCAAGTTGCTACCAATGGTAACTCCTCTACTGCTCGTGCTTTGGGTGGTTTGCAAGCATGGTTGTCTACTACTTACTCTGGCGGCACTTCTGGTGTTGCTGGTTCTGGTGGTACTACTGCTCGTACAAACGGCACAAACCGCACTTTCACAGAGGCTTTCTTGCAGACTGCTGTCCGTGGTGTTTACACCGCAGGTGGCAATCCTAAAATCTTGATGGTTACACCTGCTCACAAGCAAACAGTATCTGCTTTTGCTGGTATTGCTGCTCAGCGTTACATGGCCCCATCAAATGCCCCTACTACCATCATTGGCGCAGCTGATGTATACCTGAGTGACTTCGGAACTTTGTCCGTGGTACCCTCAAGATATATGAACAGCACTAACTCTGCTGATGATGTTGCATTTGTGCTTGACCCTGACATGGCTGCCGTAGCTTATCTGCGTCCCTTCCAGACCAATGAGTTGGCTGTTACTGGTGATGCTGAATCTACACAACTGTTGGCTGAGTTCACATTGGAAGTTAAGAACGAAGCTGCACACGGCATCATTGCTGACTTGACCTAATATTTAGGTGACTCCGAAAATGCCTCAGACTAACCATCTGGGGCATTTCTTTTTCTAGCAAAACTGATAGAATTAGTGTATGCAAAACCCTGTTAAATTTAGAGATTCTGTAGTCCATGCTGATGGCGATGGCGGTATTGTTATTGAAACTACACAAGACATTACAGACATTATTGAGCAGAACAAAAAGGAATATAACTCCTTTGATGAACGTGCTAAATGGTCTGATGATTTGTTTGGTAACAAAATAGCTTCTATTCCATTTACAGTCATTGACGAACTAAATAAGCAGGGAGTTATGCGTGGCTTTGATGTGATTGATGAAAAACGATTCAAGGCATGGCTAAACGAGCGTGATAACAGAGTTTTTAGAACTCGGACAGGAGTTGTATGAGTTTTGCTACCTACTCTGACTTACAGACCTCAATAGGAAACTATTTGGCTAGGTCTGACTTAACTTCTCAGATTCCAGACTTTATTACATTTGCTGAAAACCGACTCCGTAGAGAGTTGCGTATTCGCCAGATGTTGAAATCTGTAACGACTGCGACTGTCAAGGATGATGCTACTGTTGAATTGCCTAGTGACTTCTTACAGGTGCGTGATTTTGTAGTGGTAACTAATCCACTCACGCCATTAAGTTACTCAAGCCCTTCAGCATTGTCTAATGACCCAAGGGCACTGTGGGTAGGTGTTCCTAGGTCTTATACAATCTTGGCTAATGACTTTCAATTGTCTCCTATCCCTGATGCAGTCTACACAGTAAAAATGTTGTACTTTGCTGCACCAGCATATTTGTCTAGCAGTAACACAACAAACGTATTTTTAACTTCAGCACCAGATGCTTTGCTCTATGCTTCTTTGATTGAAGCTGAGCCTTATCTAATGAACGATGCTCGAATCAATACATGGGGAACTATGTACGATAGAGCAATTGGTTCTCTCACCAAGTCTGACGAAGAAGGTCAGTATTCTGGTGTTCCTTTAGCAATGAAACTAACTCCAAGGTGAAACTATGGCTGAAATGTCGAACTATCTTGAGAACGCTTTAATTAACGTAACTCTACGAGCAACCGCTTACACAGCACCAACTACTGTGTATCTTGCTTTATACACAACTGACCCTACAGACGCTGACACTGGAACTGAATGTTCTGGTACTAGCTATGCTCGTCAGTCTGTAACTTTTGGTGCGCCTAGTAATGGTGCTTCTACAAACTCTGCTGCTATTGAGTTTCCTCAAGCTGGTGGTGCATGGGGAACAATTACCCATGTAGGTATCCGTGATGCTTTGACTACAGGTAACTTGTTGTATCACACACCATTAGACGCATCTAAGACGATTGCAACTGGTGATGTGTTTCGCATTGCCTCTGGTTCATTGAGCGTTACTTTAGCGTGAGATGGCTGACTTACTGCCTCCGTGGACAATTGACTCGCTAGACAATTTAAAGTCTAGCATTGATGACTTAACACTCACACTCGATAGTCCACTTTACGAAACCTCAGTAACCCTATGGGATGCCTATGGGTCTGTAACTGCGTCTGCAAGCGTTATAGCCAATGGCACGAGGGTTCAGAGTGGTAGTGGGGCAGTAGATGGTTCAGCAACTGTTACGGCAGATGCAGTAAGAGTTCAGTTAGCTAGTGCAAGCATTACGGCTAATGCCAGTGCTTCATGTGAAGGCACAAGAGTACAGAACGCAACAGTAGGAATAAATGCAGTAGCTTTTGTTGTCTGCGATGCTATTCGTGTCCAGTTTGCTAGTGGTAGTATCACTGGTAGTACCACTGTAAATGCTGTTGGCGGTATTGTTAAGGATGGCGTAGCCTCCGTTACTTGCGTAGCTTTAGTTGTCGCAAATGGCGGTATTGTTGCTGAAGGTGTAGCAAGTATTACTGGTAATGCAACAGTAAGCGCATCTGCAATCCGTCAGCAAAATGCTTCTGCTAGTGTTACCACAACATCTACAGTAGTTGCTTCTGCAATTAGGGTTAGAGACTCTGTAGCAAGCGTAAATGCTACTGCTCAAATATCTGCACAAGCTAACGCTACCTATGGTGGCCCTGTTGCGTTTACTGCAACTGCTACGATTGTTGCGGATGGTCATATTCTTGGTGATAACTGGAATCCTGTTGTCGAAAATGACAACACTTGGACACCAGTAAGCAGAGACTCAAACACTTGGACAACAGTTTCAAGAGATTCAAATACATGGACACCAGTTGCTGCTAACGACAACGATTGGGAAATTCAGTCTCAAGGAAGTAACACATGGCTACGAAAAAATTAACTTTTGGTGAGTGGATGCCTGACCAACCTAGCGTGTCAGGTGCGTTAACTGATGCTAAAAACGTGGTTTCTCAGGCTATCGGTTATGGCCCATTTCCTGCGCCAGTAACTTTTTCAACCAGTAATGCTGCTGAGAATTTAACTTCACTTTACGCTGCTAAGCAACCTAATGGTGATACTGCCTTGTTTGCTGCTGGCTCATCTAAGATTTATACAGTAAGTGGTGTTGGTGCTATTACTCAGGTTAAAACTGGGATGACAACTGGCACTAACGACAGGGTTCGTTTTACTCAGTTTGGTAAGACTGTAATCTCTACAAACAATGCCGAAAAACTCCAAGCATGGACGCTAGGAACTTCTACATCGTTTGCTGACTTATCGGCTACTGCACCTATTGCTAAGTTCATTACAGTTGTCCGTGATTTTGTAGTTGTTGCAAATACGTTAGAAACGACACAACAACAGTATCGTGTTCGTTGGTCAGCCATCAATGATGAAACAGATTGGACAGAGAACGTAAACACGCAGTCTGATTATCAGGACATTCCTGATGGTGGACAGATTGTAGGAATCCGTGGTGGTGAGTTTGGTCTTGTTCTTTTAGAGAGAGCAATTCACCGCATGAGTTATGTAGGTACTCCGTTTATTTTCCAGTTTGACAATATCTCTCGTGGTAAGGGTTGCATGGTAGCTGGCTCAATTGCTCAGTACCAAGGTGTTACTTTCTTCCTGTCTGATGATGGCTTTTATTTGTGTGATGGGCAAAACGTAACACCTATTGGCGCAGAAAAAGTAGATAGATTCTTTTTGCAAGATGCCTCAGATTCTGACTATGGAACTATGTCTGCTGCCGTTGACCCTATCCGTAAACTTGTAATCTGGAATTACAAATCTGTTAATGGAAATAGAAACGTACTGATTTACAACTTTAAGACCCAAAAGTGGACTTATGGTGATGCGGGTACAGACTACTTGTCTGAAGCCTCTACATCGTCTGTAACACTTGAGCAACTAGATAGTATTTCAACATCTATTGATGCTTTGACTACTTCTTTGGACTCACGTTTATATGTTGGCGGTAAATACTTCCTTGGTGGTACTTTAGCCACTCGTGTGATGAGTTTTACAGGTGCTAACCAAACAGCCGTAATTTCTACGGGTGACTTAGACATTGGTGCTAACTCAGTAGTAACTTTAGCTAGACCTATTGTTGACAATGGCTCTGCAACTGTGGCTATTGCTTCTCGTACCCTGTTAAACCAAGGTGTAAGTTTTAATACTGCCGTAGCTGCTAGTTCAGAGAATCGTGTGCCACTTAGAAGCGCAGGTAGGTATCACAGGCTGAAAGTCACTCCTACTGGTGCTAACTGGAATAACGCTATCTCTGTGGATGTGGATGTGACTCCACAAGGGGTTCGCTGATGTTTAGAAGCCTACCCGCATTTGGTGGTGACCAGAGGGCTGTGGCTGAAGTAGTCCGTGGCATCATGGACGGAAAGACCAATAACACAGGGACTTTGACGCTGGCAACTGGTGGAGCTTTAACTACCACTTTGACAGATAGAAGGATAGGCCCAGACAGCGTAATTGTCTTTGTCCCTGCTTCTGCTGCTGCTTTTGCTGATTCTGCGCCTTATGGTGCTTTTCAAGACGGAACAGACCAGACTGTAGCTAATACAACGACTGCCTATCCCATTACTTTTGACACAACAGACTTCTCCAATGGGGTTACTTTATCAAATAGTTCTAGGTTGAATGTAAAAGCAGCAGGGTTGTATAACATACAGTTTTCTATCCAACTGAAAAACACAACAAACGACTCGCAAGATGCTGATATTTGGTTCAGAAAGAACGGAACAGATATAGCTGCTTCTAACAGTAGGTTTGGTTTAGCCCAGAGAAAATCATCTGGTGACCCATATCACTTAATTGGGGCAATGAACTTTTATGTAAATTTGGCAGCTAATGACTATATCCAGTTGATGTGGAGAGCATCAGATGTTGGTGTGGTAATTGAGCATTATGTGGCTGGAACAAGCCCTACAAGACCATCTACGCCATCCGTGATAGCGACTGTTAACTTAGTGTCACTCGCTGCCTCGACAAACATATACGCTAGTTCCCAAGGACAGGGTACGGCTACGATTACCCACTTTGCCAATTCAACTGCAAATAAGACGTATAGATATGCAATTATTGGTTGATTTTGATTATTTATGTATAATGGATTCCGTGGATGACCCATCTTGGAATCCGAAACTCTAGGAGTAAAGATGGCTACGACTACCACATCTCAAATTGACCCAACAATCCAACCCTATCTGGGTTACGGATTACAGCAAGCACAACAACTGTATCAGGGCGGTGGCCCTCAATACTATGGTGGCCCAACATATGTTTCGCCTTCCACTACCACTCAGACAGGTTTACAGGCTTTAGAGGCTCGTGCTTCATTGGGTAACCCACTACTACAGTCTGCACAGAATCAGTTGCAAAACACAGTTTCTGGTGGCTTCTTGGGTGGAAATCCATTCTTTCAAGGTGCTTTTCAACCTGCTGCACAAGCGGCTGAAATGCAATACAAACAGACTTTAGGCGACATTGCATCTAAATCAAGCATGGCAGGACGTTATGGCTCTGGTGCTATGGGTTCTTTACAAGACAGAGCTACTGGTCAGTTTGGTCAACAATTGGCTAACACAGCAGGTCAGTTGGCTTATCAGAACTATGAGGCAGAACGAGCAAGGCAACAAGCCGCTACGATGGCTGCGCCTCAGATGGCTGGTGCTGATTACCAAGATATTCAAGCCTTGTTACAAGCAGGTCAGGCTCGTGAAGGTTATACAGGCGCACAAACGCAAGCAGACATTGCTAAGTTTAATTTCCTGCAAAACCAACCACAGCAGAACTTGCAGAACTATCTATCATTAGTATATGGAAACCCATTAGGACGAGTGGGTCAATCTACACAAACTGGCACTACAGACACATCTACATTGCAAAATGTTCTCGGTTTGGCTGCTGTTGGTGGTGGTTTGTATAAAAATCTAGGTGGCTCTACTGGCATTAGTAATTTGTGGAATAGTGGTTCTAATTGGTTAACTGGAAATACTAATGCTGATGCTGTAATCAATCCTTACTTTCAAGTAGGCTAATCATGGCTGGACTATTAGATATTTTTGGTACTGGTGGCTCAAGCACTATGGGTCTTTTGGGTATGTCTCCAGAGGACATTGCTCGTAATCGTGACGATGCACAAGCACAAGCCTTGTATGCTCTAGCGGGACGCTTATTTCAAGGTGGCAATACTGGTGCATCTATTGCACAGGGCTTACAACAAGGTCAGCAAGCCTATAAAGGAACAATGCAAGCTGGTTTGCAAGAACAACTGCAAAACTTCCAATTGCAAGATATGTTGAAAAAGCGTCAGCAAGAACAACAACTTCTTGAGCAACAACAACAAGCACAACAGATTTTAGCTAAAGCATATCGTCCTGAGACATTTGCCGAAACACCATTGACTAACATATCAGGTCAAGAGATTGCGGGGCCAAATATGCCACAAGCCGCAGGTAAGGGTGTTTCTTCTGCAATGAATCAGTTAATTGGTCTTGGCCCTGCTGGATGGCAAGCACTACAAACTGCTGCTGGAATTGAAAAGTCAATGCGTCCAGAAACACTCACTATTAAAAAGGGTGAGAATCTTTTACAAAGAACACCAGAAGGCGAGTTTAAGCCTGTAAAACTTGAAGGATTGCCTTCAATGCAAAAAGGTGATAACCCATTTGAGCCTTTAATTATTGGTGGTGCTGTTCATTCTAGTGTACTTCCGTATGCTAAGCAGCTTAGCCAAGGATTTGGTCGCATGGACGCAGAAGATGCAGATAAAAGCATGAGAAGTCTTGTCGAGATGAATAATCTTGCTACTCAACGTGATTTAACTCGTGAAGATTCACAGGCTAATAAAGCATTGACTGCTCAATTAGTTGCATTGCGTATTGATGAAGCAAAACGACAAGCAGAACAAGCAAAAGATGGTAAACCATTACCAACTAATATTTTGACTGACTTAGCAAAGCGTTCTGATAATGTTGTTCAACTTGCTGGAATGAAAGAAACATTTAAGCCTGAATATGGTGGATATGTTACGGATGCAGCAGGACGTCTAGCAATTACTGTTGCTCTTAAATCTAGTGACCCTAAATCTAAAGAGTTTGGTCAATGGTGGCAAAACTATGATTTATATGCAAACCAAGTAAGAAATGATTTATTTGGTGCTGCATTATCTAAACAAGAAGCCGCTATGTTTGATAGAGCAACTGTTACAGCAGGTATGTCTGGAGCGCAGATTGCAGAAAATTTAAAACGTCAACAAGAAATCGCACAACGTGGATATGACAGATTAAGCAATGCAATGATGACTCAAGGTTATTCTAAGAGTGGTTTAAACGCATTGAAGCCTGTTTTGATGCCATCACTATCTAGCTTTGATAAGTAAGGAGAATACGATGGCATTTGATTACGAAGGTGCAAAAGCTGCTGGTTATACAGATGACCAAATTAAGGCATACATTGATAGCCAAAAATCTGAAACTAAGCAATCCGAAAAACAAACATTAAGTGCTGGTGAAGTTGCTTTAGGTGCTATTACAAGTTTTCCTTCTTCTGTTAAAAAAGTTGCAACTGAGGCTGTTGAAGCATTGACAAGCCCAATTCAAACAACTAAAGCTGTTTTAGATTTAGGTGCTGGAATACTTCAAAATGTATTACCAGAAAAACTTGTTCAAACAATTGGCGAAGATAAAACTAGTCGTGAATTAGCAAACAAAGTTGGTCAGTTCTATGCTGAAAAGTATGGAAGCGTTGAATCTGCAAAAAGAGCAATTGCAACTGACCCTGCTAGTGTTATGGCTGACCTATCTACAGTATTAACTGGTGGGTCAATGTTACCTACAAGAGCAGCACCAGCATTAGCTACTATGGCTCGTACTGTTGACCCATTATTGGCAACATTAAAAGCTACTGGTGCTGTAGGAGAACTAGTAACAAATGCACCTAAACAAATTTTAGGAAAAACTGGTGGAATTGGAACTGAGCCAATTACACAAGCCTATCAAGCAGGTCTTACTGGTGGTGAACAACTATCAACTTTAAAGCAAAATGTACGAGGCCAAGTAGCTAATACTGATGTACTTGATTTAGCAAAAGAAAACTTGCGCCAGATGAACATTGAGAAACAGAAAGAATATCGTTCTGGGATGATTGATGTTAAAAAAGATGCAACAATTTTAAAGTTTGACAACATTGATAAGTCATTACAAGATGCTGCTCAGATGGTAACTTATGAAGGTAAGATTAAAGATGCAGATGCAGCTAAATATTTATCTGAAGTTGCAGGTTTTGTAAATGATTACAAATCATCAGACCCTACTAAATTTCATACTGCAATTGGATTAGATGCTTTAAAACAAACAATTGGTAATGTTCTTAACAAGATACCTCCAAATGAAAAAACAGCATATTCATCTGTTAAGTCAATTTATGATTCTGTAAAAAATGAAATTACTGCACAAGCACCTACTTATGCGGAAACAATGAAGGCATATACACAATCTTCAGATTTAATTATGGAGATTGAACGTGCGCTATCATTAGGTCAAAAGAAGTCAGCAGATACCGCTATGCGTAAACTGCAATCAGTAATGCGTAATAACGTAAATACTAATTATGGTCAACGACTAGATTTAGTTAAACAATTAGAAGCTGGTGGAAATAATCAATTGATGGCGGCATTAGCTGGTCAATCAATGGCTGATTGGATGCCTAGAGGTATGCAGGGCGCATTGTCTGGAACAAATACCTTACTTGCATCTAGTTTAGGTGGATTACCTGCTGCTGCGCTTATGGGTGCTGCATCATCTCCAAGATTGATTGGTGAAGGTGCTATGTTAGCTGGTCAAACTGTTCGTGGTGTAAAAAATATTCCATCAGTAGTTGGTCAATATGCACCACAACAAGCACGAGATTTATCAAATGCTGCTGTTCGTGGATTACTTGATGTTCAAAGCAAAATGCCAAACATAGACTATCCAACAATGTTTAATCTGCTTTATCAAGCAAACCAACCAAGAAAAATTGATTTAACTGGAATGGCTAACCCCGAATAAGGACTGATATGGCAAAGACAAAGATTAGTGAATTTAGCGCAACCCCTGCTAATAACACAGACATAGATTCTATTAACATTGCTGAAGGGTGTGCGCCTTCTGGCATTAACGATGCTATCCGTGAGTTGATGAGCCAACTGAAGGACTTTCAGACAGGCGCACAAGGTGACTCGTTTAACGGCCCTATCGGTTCATCTACGGCTGCTGCTGGTGCGTTTACCACTCTGTCAGCATCCTCAACAGTATCGGGTACAGGCTTTTCTACTTACCTAGCAAGCCCTCCTGCTATTGGTGGAACTGCACCTGCTGCTGGTGCTTTCACTACTCTAAGTGCATCTAGCACTTTAGGCGTTACTGGTGTGGCGACATTAGGCGCAGGTGCTATCTTGAATACACCCGCATCTGTGACGCTAACAAACGCTACAGGTCTTCCTATTGCTACAGGTGTATCAGGTCTAGGAACTGGTGTAGCAACCTTTCTAGCCACTCCTAATTCAGCTAATCTACGTTCTGCTTTAACTGATGAAACAGGAACAGGCTCTGCTGTCTTTGCGACTTCTCCGACATTGGTAACACCAGTATTGGGAACTCCAACAAGCGCAACATTGACTAATGCAACTGGTTTGCCTTTGACAACTGGTGTGACAGGAACTTTACCTATTGCCAATGGCGGTACAAACCTAACATCATTCACATCAGGCGGTGTGGTTTACGCATCTAGTTCTAGTGCATTGGCTACTGGCTCTGGGTTGACTTATGACGGAAGTAACTTGAGTGTAGGTAGAAAAATCAATCTTAATGTTGATGGAGTTGCTACTTCTGGTTTTTACAATGGTGTGGCTATTAGTGGGTACGATGCTTTGGGTTGGAGTGGTTCTAGCACTTTGGCTTTGGGTGGCTATCGAGCATCACAATGGACTCAACTTGATTTTTACACGGCAGGTTCACTAAGAGCCACCATTAGTTCCGCAGGTGATGTAGGTATTGGTACAAGTTCGCCTATATCAAAGTTGACTGTATTAGGTGCTGGAACTATCAATGCGCCTGAAACCACTACAACAGGCAGTAACATCCAAACCGCAAGTTATGGAATTACTACAAGAACAGGCAATTTGGAGCTTGGTGCAACTGATGCCTTAGCCGCAAACATTGGTGGGTCACTTACTTTTTCTGCTAGATATTCAGGCACAAATGCCAGTTGGGTTACAGGAAAAATTGGTGCATATAGAGATACAGCAACAAGTGGAGTGGCTTCTTCTTATCTTGCGTTTGCGACTACAACAGGTGCAGGCGACTTAACAGAGCGTTTAAGGCTAGATACCTCAGGCAATCTAGGCTTGGGAGTTACTCCGACAGGCACAAGTGGTTTGGGGTCAAACAGAACTCTTGAAATAGGTGGCACAAGCGTTCCGTCTTTAGTGCTTAGACCATCTGGCTCAACTAGCGAACACACAATTGGTGGCGCAGGGGATGGTATGTTAATAAATTCGGCTGGTGCTGCTACTGCGTCTAATAACACCATACGTTTCTTTACTTCAAATACTAATTCATCTACTACAGCAATAGCCGAACGAGCCAGAATAACGTCAGCGGGTGACTTGCTTGTGGGGACAACTGCAAGCGGTTACGGCAAATTAACAGTAGTAAATCCTACAGGTGTTAGCGCATTTTTCTCTAATTCTACTTATCTTGACCAATATTTAAAGTTTACAGAAGGTACTGGTTACACCATTGAAGCAAACTATGGTTTAAATTTTAATGTAAACACTTTAAATGCCGCATACCCAATGAAGTTTTCAATGGGTGGCACAGAACGAGCCAGAATAACCTCTGGTGGTTACTTTAAAGCAAGCAATGGTGGTAGTTATTTTGATAGTGCTGCAAATTATCATGAGTTGCGTGTAACATCAAATACAGGCGATTGGGCTACAGTTATTTCTCATGCAGGTGCAACTGCAAGTGCTCAATATGGATTAAGAATTGATTTGGCAGGCGACCCCAATGGAACTTCTCCCGAAATGTTGTATTGCTCTGGTGCAAGCAATTTAAGAATGAATGTTAGGTCAAATGGTGGCATTGCAAACTACTCGGCAAACAATGTAAATCTTTCTGACCGCAGAGAGAAAACAAACTTTGCACCTGCTACTTCTTATCTTGACAAAATTTGTGCAATTCCTGTTCAGACCTTTAACTACATTGACCAAAACATCGAACAAGATGGCGGTCTTACTTTAGGTGTCATTGCACAAGATGTTCAAGCCGTTGCACCTGAGTTAGTTATGGAAAGCAACTGGGCAAGCAAAGACGAAGAACCCAAGATGCGTTTGTCAATCTATCAGACCGACTTGCAATATGCGCTGATGAAGTGCATTCAAGAACAACAAGCAATCATTGACTCACTCAAGGCACGACTTGATGCCGCTAATCTTTGAAAGGTAAATTATGACTACGACAACAACTTGGCAGGTAACCCAGACCGACTATTTGGTTTCTGATGGCTTCATCACCACAGCCCACTGGACTGCAACAGCCGTAGATGGAGACTACACAGCCTCTATCTATTCAACTTGCTCATGGGCTGATGGCACACCAACGATTCCCTATGCAGACCTGACACAAGAAACTGTGCTTGGATGGGTGTGGGCTAATGGTGTTGACAAACAAGCCACTGAAGATGCTCTGGCGGCTAATATTGCTTTGCAGAAGAACCCTGTTACTGCTACTGGCACACCTTGGAGTCAAGCATGAAATTAGAGTTAGACGTTAACGAGATTAACTTTGTATTGCAGACCCTTGGTGAATTGCCAAGCAAATCTGGTGTATGGCCTCTGATTCTTAAAATCAAAGAGCAAGCAGAAACTCAGTTACCTAAAGACGCACCAACGGAGTGAGTAATGGAAGTCACCCACAAGCAAATCTACGACAGGCTCGTTGAAGTAGAGACTAAGGTAGATAGCATAGACAAGAACACTAAAGGGCTTGTAGAGGCTTTTGATGCCTTGCAGGGTGCTTTTAAAGTCTTGGGATGGATAGCCTCTGCTGCCAAGCCTATTCTATGGGTGGCTGGTCTAATCATGGCGGCTGGTGCTGTTTGGCAGACTTGGATTAAAAAATGATGGATTGGCTAGAAGCTATTGTGGCTCTAGCCTTTTTGTTTTGCTTTGTCATGTTCTGTAGTCATGTCATTCTTTGGGCAATGCCGTGAGATGGCTACTAGCACTTGTTTTAACTCTAGCACTTCACTCCACAGGAAAAGACTTGTGCAGTGTCAGGGAGTTTTGGTCAATTGCTTATACCATTCACAACCCTTCAGAAAGACATCAGCAACTCTCAATGTGGCTGACAAACAATGCTAGGTTTTGTAGAAGTCAAGATTTCGTGGTGATTTGGAACAACCTACCAGTATGGGCTGGAACAGCAGATTCAGCAGAAATAAGAAGCAAAGTTATTCATGGATACAAAGAAGCAATTGAGCGTGAGAAGAAATGATTATCCCAAGCAAGTGGTATCCGATGGTTCAGCCAAGATACGATTTTCAGACTGTTGTTTTTGATAAAGCTGCTGAGAAAGTAGATGATGACTACAGACTAGCAATGAAGGCTCACAAGATTGAGTTAGTAATAGCAGAATTAGAAGTGGAACTGTATAACAAGAAGGCTTGGGTCAACCAGTTAGAGTTGGCAATGTTTAAAACTCGCAGATTAGACTTGTACGCATAAGGATAAAAATGGAACATAACCAAGATGTCGTGGGTAAATTAACCTATTCTGTAACCTTAATGGTTGCTTCAACTCTTTGTTTATCAGTGCTTGGCATGGTTGCGGCTTTCCTACTTGGCTTATGGGCTAAGGAAGTTGACAATGGCGAAATCTTTTCCATGCTTCACCCTGCTTTCCAAACCATCATTGGTGGCTTTATTGGCCTCTTGGCGGGTGTCAAACTTTCTCATGGTGATAGTCACCATAAATGCAAACATTGTGAGGACTAATCATGCTTGATATTCTTTCTGGTGGACTACTAGGCTCTATCTTTGGTGGCATCTTTAGGATGGCCCCAGAAGTCTTAAAGTGGTTGGATAAGAAAAATGAACGCCAACATGAACTCAATATGTTCAAGTTCCAATGCGACTTGGAGGCTCAACGTGGTCAGCAGAAGTTAGCTGAGATTGGCGCACAAAGAGAAGCTGCTATTGACGTAGGTGTGATGGATGCTTTCAACAACGCCATTACACAGCAAGCAGAGATGGTTAAAGCCGCTGGTGGATGGGTAGCCTCACTTTCTGCTTCTGTACGTCCTGTGGTCACCTATTGGGTTTTGTTTGTTTGGTCATTTATCCATGTTTGGTTTGCATGGAACGCTTGGTTAGCGGGTGCGCCAGCTACTGAAGTTTTCAAAACAATGATGACTCCAGACTTTTCTGCTTTGCTCTCAGGAACTATTAACTATTGGTTTCTTGATAGAACTCTGTCTAAGCGTGGCATATGAACTTAGAACTGGCTGCATCTTTATGTAAGCAGTTTGAGGGGTTTAGAAGTAAACCCTACCTTTGCCCTGCTAACGTAGCTACGATTGGTTATGGCTCTACCTACTATGCTGATGGGCGTAAAGTTACCCTTCAAGATAGTCCCATAGGTGAAGACGTAGCCAATGCTTTGCTTATGCACGAGTTAGAACATACATACTTACAGGGTGTTCTAAGGAACTGCCCTATCCTTATGACAGATGAAAAGAAGTGCAATGCTATTGTGGACTTTTGCTATAACTTAGGTATTGGCAGACTCCAGACCTCTACTCTCAAGCGGAAAATCAATGCCCAAGATTGGGAAGGCGCAAAAGAACAACTGATGCTGTGGAATAAAGGCGGTGGTAAAGTTCTAGCAGGTCTGACAAAGCGCAGAGTTGCTGAGTGTGCCTTGTTAAATTAAATTGTCATAAATCTTGTATAAGGTGTTGTAATGCCTAACATTCCTACACCAGAAGATGCCATACACTTCGCACAAAGTGTAAAAAAATGGCAGCAAGTGCTAAGTCTTGGTGATTGGAGAATTGAGAAGGGCATGAAGCCAGCTAAAGCGGCTATGGCATCTGTTGAGTTTACCCCTGCTGCAAGGCTTGCTGTTTATCGACTTGGAGACTTTGGTGCTGAAAAAATAACACCTGATTCGTTAGACAGAACTGCTTTACATGAGTTGCTTCACATTTTTCTGCATGACTTGATGTGTGTAGCTACAGACCCTAAGTCTTCTGATGAGGAAAAAGAGATGCAAGAGCATAGAGTTATCAATCTGCTAGAAAACTTACTCTCTAAGGATTCCAATGGGTAGTCATAACGAAACGTGTAGCGATACCGAGTTTATCCAACTATGGGGTCAACTTCAGTCTGCACAAAAAATAGCTGAGCATCTTGGTATAGCAAATAGAGCAGTTCATTTACGCAGAAGGTATATTGAGAAAACATACAATATGGCACTTCATGCAAGTGACCATCGGGGTGTTAAATACGATAAAAACAAACCAAAGTCATTTAGTCCACTCAAGCAAATAGAACTTGGCATATTAGACGGAACAGTTATTGTGTTCTCAGATGCTCACTTCATTCCTGCACAGCGTACAACAGCCTTTAAAGGGCTTCTATGGGCTATCCAAGAGTTCAAACCCAAGGCGGTGATATGTAACGGAGATGCGTTTGATGGTGCGTCTATAAGCCGACATGACGTAACTGAACAACCAGCGACTACTGTTATCCAAGAGTTAAAAGCCTGTCAGGGCGCATTGGGTGAGATTGAGGAAGCCGCTAAAGCAGCGAGGCACAATGTAAAGCTACTGTGGACATGGGGCAATCACGATGTTAGGTTTGGCAATCGACTTGCTCAACACGCACCACAGTACAAAGAAGTATTAGGCTTTAAGCTGACAGACCATTTCCTTGATTGGGATTTCTGTTGGGCGGTATGGCCTACCGAGGATGTGATTATCAAACATCGTTACAAGAATGGAATTCATGCCACTCATACGTCAACCCTCAATGCGGGAGTTTCAACTGTCTGTGGGCATCTACACGCCTTAAAAGTCACGCCATTCGCAGATTTACGAGGAAATCGTTTTGGGGTCGATTGCGGAACATTGGCTGAAATTGATGGCCCTCAATTTACTTATGCTGAACTAAACCCAAGCAATCATAGGTCAGGCTTTGCGGTGCTAAACTTCTTTAATGGCAGACTATTGTGGCCTGAGTTGGTTCACAAGTTTGACGAAGACCACATAGAGTTCCGTGGAGAAGTCATTGATGTAGGTGCGTTTTGAGTGCTTGGCTAATCATCTTAACTGGTGCTATCTACGCCTATATTGCTGGTGAACAGCTATGGAAAGATAACCCACACATGGCTATCGTGTACGCAGGGTACGCCTTTAGCAATGTGGGGCTTTATCTGTTGGCAAAGTAGCTTATTCGCTATCGTCTAGACCAGCAGCAATTACTTCTTCTGCTGCGTCTTCTTCAAACTCATCCTCAAGTTCGTCAATTGCTTCATAGTCAACCGCCCAACCATGTTCTTCTTGGAACTCGATAAATTCTTGAATGATTTGAATCTTCTCAAAGTCATGGGTTTCAACAACAATTTTCTCACTTCCAATCCAACCAAATTCCATTTCGAATTTCATAATGTTCTCCTAGCGCAACCGATTGTTGCAACCAAATCGTAGAACATCTTTATGTCAAAAACAAGACTCAGGGTTCTTTTTGGAAGACTCCGTTAGGCAATAGTATGCCCTTGCGATTTTTAATCTGGTCATACGCAATTTCCATACATTGTACTAAGTTTATGTCTTGCAGCACACAGTAGTTAATAAGGCAGACCATGACATCACCAACAGAATCCACAATAGCATCCTCGTCATGTTTAATCGTGGCATCTGCTAGTTCTCCCATCTCTGACATTGCTTTTAGAAGCTGAACTTCTGGTGTGCTGTTAGGAATAATCTTTCTGGCTTCTGACCATTGAATTATTTTCATCTCTATATTTGCGTATGACATAACTATCCTTTCTGATTTGCAAATTCGTACCACATAACATAAAAGTCTTTTAAGTAATCAAGACCTTCACCTATCCTTACACACTTACCTAGAACAACTTGAAAAACATCTCCAACTTCAGTTTGTTCGTTGTCTGTGTTACCAATAATGACTAACACAGTAAATTTAGGAACTTGAGCAAAAGCCTTGAGTAGCAATTGCTGACCAGTAGCCATTTTCTCGTTAGGTTTCTTCCACTCACCGATTAGGAAGTGTCCCTTTCTTTCGCAAATCATGTCTATATTGCTAGGCAAGAAATGCGTATTTTCGGGAATCAAACCTTGGAAATCACGGAAGTCAGTATGGGTTGCATACTGATTTCTCATTGTGGTGAGGATACTCATTGCTCGTCCGCAAGCTGAAAAAGCCTTTGCACAACTTTCTCCTCGTAATCAGAATGGTACATCATCCTCGTGAACAATGGTTTTCTTGGGTTTATTCAAAGAAGCATCAGCGTTCTTATTCTTGATAGACAAGGACATGAACTTCTGACCATCCTTGCTTACCTTTATCCAAGCAGATAGCCAGAACTCCACACCATCTACATTGAGTGACCCTTTGTAGTCAGGAAACTTGGCATCGTCTTTCCTGTCGTTCTTGAACAAAGAACCCCTATTATTGTTGTCGTATTCCATGATTAACCTTTTGCTTTCTTAATAGCTGACCTTACATTACTTGGCATCAAGCCCCACAAAGCAACCTTCTGGTCAGCCTCTAGGTTCTCTTGTTCCAACCTTACCCAAGCTGCCTTGGGGTCTTTCTCACAAGTAGCAATCAATTCAACTGCTAACTCGTCAAGATACTTTAGTATTTCAATAGGTAACTCATCTCGGATACCTTGTGCTGGCGTAATAATTACGGCTTCCTTGATAGGCGCAGAGGAATCCAGAGCGTCATGCTCAACGATTTCCATAGCCGTAACCCACAGATAGCGTCTGGTGTACGTTTCTACTGCACCAAGGTTCTGAATGGGATGGCAACCTTTAAGGTTAGCTTCTGCCATTGGGCTAGTAATGACAAGGCTAGTGCCATCGTCTGTGTCTGTAATAGTCAGGCTTGCTATCTCAGAATCGTAGGAGACTACGCCACACAAACCGATGTTATAAAAAATCTCGGTAATCGTGGGAATAAAGTCACCAAGTTCAAAGTAGCTGTAACCAGCAAACTTGTTGTGACCAGACTTTTTGAGGGGTGCGTTTTGCAACATGATTCGTGCTGCCATTAACTTCTTGTGTACCATTTTATTTTCCTTTACTTAAATATTCTTCAATCATTGCTTCTTTGTCATCATCGTATAAATCCTCGAAAGGTACGAAGTGGTTTTCTCCACAGCATGAGCCAGATGTTTTAGGCTCAGTACAGTAACAGCAGTAGTCACCATGCGATAAATCCTTGATTGCGTCTTGTCTTGTAATCATTGGATTCTTTCGATAGGCTTTGCTACAAGCCACTTGTCACCCAACTGGCGTACTGACTTCACCCATTGTTTTTGATAGCTTCTAATGACCTCTGGAGGGGCATCGTAGGTGCTGAATATCTTACGGACATGGATTAGGTAGTGTGTGTTCATTCCTCATCTCCGTCATCAGGATATTCTTCTTTATTATTTTTTTCTGCTTCAGTTTCAATTGCTACATGAGTTTTATCCCACTCACGCATTTTTATAGTATTTAAAACTAAAGTAAATTCTTGCTCTGCTGTTTTAGTTGGATTCTTAAAACCATCAGGATTTTCACTTTCTAATTCGCCTAGTGTTTTCATGTTCAACCCCTCCATGCCAAGAGGATACCAATGCCGCCAAAGATAACGATGGCTAACAACCACTCTGCAATTATTTCTAACTTTTCTTTCATTTGAAACTCCTTAAAAATACCCACTTACGTTTTGTTGTGGGCTGATGCAAGTATAGCAAACTAAACAAGCAGGTCAACAACTATTTTCTAGGTACTTTCCCTAAGTCAACATTTTGTTGATTTTGCTATACTGGAAGGATGGACAAACAAACTGCTATCACACTTGCTGGCTCACAGAGTGAGCTTGCTAGAATACTCGGCATAAAAAGGGCTGCGGTCTGGCATTGGAAAGCCATCCCCCCATTACGCATTTATCAACTAAAAGAACTCAGACCAGAGTGGTTCAAATGACACAAGAAGCAGTTATCAGAGCATTACAAAACGGCCCACTTACATCCTACCAACTAGAGGATTTAACAGGCATACCAAGGCTGTCCATTGCAGCTTGTTGCACCAAGATGAGTTACAAGAAGAAATTAAAAATTGGAAAAGTTAAGATGGGACGTTCTTGGGTTTCTCAGTACACCCTAGAGCCACATATGATTGAAGCCACAAAAGCCGCCAATGATGAGCCTTTAAACAAGCTAAATCCATTCGACATTCGCAATGCCAAGGGTATCTTTTCCAAGGCTGAATATGCAGTAATGAACGCACAAGCTGTTAGATTGCTTGGCAGACCAGTTGCAAACGAAATTACAAACAATCAATTTATCTGATATAGTGTTTTGAAGCATGGATAGATACGAAGTCATGAGCGTATCGAAAAGAGAGCCTCCCCTCCTTCCATTGTTTCTTTTTGTTAGTGGGGGGACAGAGCGAGGAATATTATGCTTTTACAGCCAAAGAATTGGGCAGTCTTTCAACATTACAAAGACAGATGCCCTCCGTGGATAAAACTACATCGTGACCTGTTAAACGATAGGTCTTATATGCGCTTGCCTATTGCTAGCAAAGCACTAGCACCTATGCTCTGGTTGCTTGCAAGCGAATCAAAAGATGGCGTTTTTGATGGCTCACTAGATGAGCTAGTCTTTCGTCTGCACATTACCGAGAAAGATTACCAAGCTGGTGTAAAGCCATTGATTGATAACAACTTTTTTACAGTTGTTAGCGGAGTGCTAGCAGAACGCTTGCAGACTGCTATCCCAGAGACAGAGAGAGAGACAGAGACAGAGACAAAGAAAGAGAAGAAGACACTCGGCAAACGCCTCGCTTCTGATTTTAGTTTTCCAAAAGAATGGGAAGAATTCTGCCAAACAGAACGCCCAGAACTTAGCCCTGTTAAAACCTTTGACCAGTTCAAGGATTATTGGATAGCCCAAGCAGGTCAAAAGGGTGTGAAGCTGGATTGGTTTGCTACTTGGCGTAATTGGGTGAGAAGCACTAACGCACCGAAAGTTAATCCTGCCGACAGAGTGAGGCTCACAGTTGCGCCATCAAATGAGCCTGACCCTACATTGTTAAAAATTAAAGAAGATGATTTAAAGGCATCTCGTCCATCGTTAGAAACTTTGGCGAAGATGGCTGAAATAAGGAGAAAAGCATGAAAGTAGAAATTGGAAACGCAACACTTTATTTTGGTGATTGTGCGGAAGTTTTATCAATGATTGACAAAGTGGATGCTGTAATTACTGACCCTCCTTATGGAATCAATGAAAACAGTAAAAAAGTTGCAAGTCGTGGAAATATGGCTGCGCCTAAAGACTATGGACATTTTGATTGGGATAAGTCACCACCACCTGATGAACTAATTGAATTGATTAGAACTAAAGGAAAATATCAGGCTTTTTTTGGTGGAAACTATTTCACACTACCGCCAACATCTTGCTGGCTAGTTTGGGACAAACTTAATGGTGACAATGATTTTGCTGATTGTGAGTTAGCTTGGACAAATTGGCATAAAGCAGTTAGACGTTTGCAATGGCGATGGAATGGCATGATTCGTCAAGGCAATGAGGAACGATACCATCCAACACAAAAGCCATTAGAGGTAATGAAATGGGTAATTGAACTTTGCCCTAAGTCAGACACAATTCTTGACCCATTTATGGGTAGTGGTACTACTGGTGTAGCTGCAATACAACTTGGTAAAAAATTTATAGGTATTGAGCGTGAGCAAAAGTATTTTGATATAGCTTGCAAGCGCATAGAGCAAGCTGTTGCTCAACCACAATTGTTTGCACATGAACAACCTAAACAAATTCAAGAGGCTATGTTTTGAATCACTTTCAATGGCCTACAAATGACTCCAGCAGAATTAAACCACTTCAAGGACTGCGAAGCAAAAGAGTGGATACGCAGATTCAACCAAAAGAAATTGACGATTGGCTCAAGCAAAGCGTTGCTCTGGTGGCAGGGTGTGTGCGTGGACTTGGAACGAATCAGAGGAAAGTCAGATACTTTGCTTTTGAGGGACAGAATGACGAGGCTACGAAATGAGACGAGCAGCAAGAGTTGATGCAACACAAGAAGCCATTGTTAGCGCATTACGAGCAGCAGGCGCATATGTGTGGGTCATTGGTCTACCAGTTGACCTTTTGGTTGGCTACAAGGGGCATACCTTCTGCGTGGAGGTTAAATCAGGGCCTAGCAAGCGTTTAACGAAGCTACAAGCCGACTTTTTCGAGAATTGGTCTGGAAGTACCTTGGCAAGAATAGATTGCCCAGAGGCAGCACTAAGAATGATTGGAGTAGTTAAGTGAAAGCACCTTACAAAGCCATCGAATACATCATGGAAAATTCATGCAAATATGCGGAAGCTAAAGCACAAAGAATCTACCTTGAGGAGTTCCGCAAAACAAAGAAGGCTCTGCTGATGAAGGAAGCTTTGGAGTTGGGGTTTGAAAGTGCAGTTGCTCAAGAGAGAGAAGCCTATGCCAGCGTTGACTACCAATTACTTTTAAAGGGTTTGCAGGTAGCAATCGAGAAGGAAGAAACCCTAAAATGGATGCTGGTGGCTGCTCAAATGAAAGCAGACATATGGCGTTCTGAGCAAGCCAGTGAAAGACTTGGCGTAAAAACAACAGAGTAGGGAAAATACTTAGATATATTTTTCAACAAAGTGTTGAGAAAACTATACAATCAAGTCAGCCCAAGCAATTCGCAAGGGTACTTTTAAGGATACAAAATGAAATACGAATTTGACACAACTACTGGTGAAGGCTCTGTAATCGTTACTGTCGTGATGGAATACGAGCGTGACGAAGAAGGCACTTACAACGAGAACATTGATGAAGTCTGGTTTGAAGGACGTAACGTCATGGGCATTTTTACTGACCAGCAGTTTAAAGAGTTAGAGATTGAGGGCTGTATGCGTCTTTCTAAGCACATCTTGGAAGAAGCAGACGAAGCCAAAATAGCTGCTTACGAAGGTTAATATGACTGAACTTTTAAAAGCGTTTGGCTGGCGCAAGCGTCAAGCTAACGAGATAGTTGGAAAAATCAGGAATGACACTCTTGAGGAAGTTGCTTTAGAGTTTGACAGGATGAAATCTTTTGGCGATACAGCACAGAGTTTTGCTTCCTTTGTGAGGGATATGAAGTCTTGTCCACCTTGTTTAAACACTTGCAATCAAGGTAGAGATTGCCCTGCGAGGTCTGTATGACACAAGATGAAATCATTGAGATGGCTAGACAGGCGCAAATGCCATTTTATTGGCGTACAGGTGAAATCACATACTTGGACAAACTTGAAGACTTTGCCAAGCTAGTCGCAGAGCATGAGCGTGAGGCGTGTGCAAAGATTGCTGAAAACACCAAAGCCCCTTTTACTGCCACAGCCATTCGAGCAAGGGGACAAGAATGACACAGACAGAAGCATTACGCCTTGCATTGGAGGCGTTGGAATATGCTGGGCCATCATGGATAGAAGCAAGACAACCCGCCATCACCGCCATAAAAGAAGCCTTAGCCAACGAAGCCCTCGACAAGATGGCAGAGAACGCCAGAGAGTTAGGGCTGGACTATGAGCCAGAGCAACCAAAGATAAGAACAGGCAATTGTTTGCGGGTAGGTGTTTGCGCTTCAGAGGGCCACAAGATTCAACCACAGCGCAAGCCGCTTACGGATGAGGAGATTCAAGATGCTTTGCTTGGTTATCGGTTGGTAGATGCGATAGATATTGCCCGAGCCATTGAATCTGCACATGGAATTAAAGGGTAAGCATGACAGACGAGCAAAGATTGCAAATGATTACTGAACAATTACTTATTGTTAGGGACAACTTGTTTCGTGGCATGAGTAAGTCAATTCAAAAACTACAAGCCCGAAGTATCAACGAAGTGCTTGAATTAGAAAACTTCACACAATCACCACAGCGCACATGGGTTGGGCTGACAGATGAAGAAATGCAAAGCATTGCTTTTGAATCAGCAGATGCGTTGTCGGCAGTTTTTGTTGCAGAAGCCAAACTAAGGAGTAAAAATGAAAGTAAGAATTAGAAAAGATGCTGATGGCGCATGGAGTGTCGAGACTAAAAAATGGTACGAGTTTGAATGGAGATACCAAAAATGTATGCTTGGTGATGACGCAGAAAAGAGAGCATTGGAATATGCTCGTCTATTGCTAAACCCTGTAATCATAGAAGTCACATGAACAATAGACCCAATAATAGGGAACGACTCCACTTGGCAAAGATTAAAGAAATGCCTTGTGGGGTCTGCAATGCTGCTGGCCCAAGCGATGCACATCATATTGTTCAGCATAATCAATACTTATGTATTCCTTTGTGCAAGGATTGCCATCAGGGTAGCTTCAACGGAATACACGGACAGGCTAGGATTTGGAAGGTAGAGAAGCTAGATGAGATGGATGTTTTAAATCTAACGCTTGCAAAACTTTTCAGATAGCGCACAATGGACGCACTCAGTTGCCATTGAGACTTTAGAGGGACTTGTTCCCTCTTTTTTTTTATGAGATAATAAATAAACTCCATAGGGATAACCATGTCTGGTTTACTTGAGCCTTCCGTAAAAATTGAGATTGAGATACAAAGCCAAGAGAAAAAAGGCGAAGCGTGTCCAGTTGCCACAGGTGACGTATCTGTCAATCTTGAGAACCGCCAAAAAGCCATCGACAAGGCTAACTATGGCCCAATGAATCCTAATGAGCCAAATGCTGGATACTGGCGTGAAGTCTCAAAAGTATGGCGAAACTCTCCAGACCAAGCCAAAAAGTCTCGTTGCGGAAACTGCGCTGCTTTCATTCAAACCACAAAAATGATGGATTGCATTGAATCAGGCTTGGCAACAGGCGACACAGAAACTGATGCTTGGGAAGTTATTGAAGCTGGTGACTTAGGTTACTGCGAGATTTGGGACTTTAAGTGTGCCGCTAAACGTACTTGTACAGCATGGGTAACTGGTGGCCCAATTACTGACGATTCTGAAATGGCTAACTCTGATATGGGAGAAGACAATGGGAACGACTAATATGCAAGCGGCTGAGATGATGGGTTTATATCCAAGCATGACTGCCAAAAAGAAACCTGCATCTAAGCCTATGCCAAAACCCATGCCTATGCGTGGTGAGCGTACAGCAAAGAACAAAGCAAAGAAGGCTAAAAAATGAACGGCTTGTATGCAAATATCGCTGCGAAGAAAAAACGTATAGAGGCTCAAAAGGCCGCAGGGAAAACCCCAGAACGTATGCGTAAGGTAGGCTCAAAAGGCGCACCTACTGCGGATGCGTTCAAGCAAGCAGCTAAGACTGCTAAAAAGAAATGATTAAGCGTGGCTCTGAGCAGTTTTCTGGCTATAACAAGCCCAAAGCTACTCCTAGCCATCCAACCAAGTCACACGCTGTTTTGGCTAAGTCTGGTGAGGATGTAAAACTCATCCGTTTTGGTCAACAAGGCGTAAAAGGTTCTCCTGATGGCACGAAGCGTAACGAAGCGTTCAAGGCTCGTCACGCTGAAAACATTGCCAAGGGTAAGATGAGTGCAGCATACTGGTCAAACCGCGTGAAGTGGTAAGAAAACAACAGGTGAAACTATGAAAACTCCTAAGATGAACAAAGTTGGTAAAGCCAAGATGGGTGCTGTGATGCACGAGTTTGGCAAAGGTGAACTGCACTCTGGTAAGGGCGGCAAAGTTGTTAAGAATCCCAAACAGGCGGTTGCGATTGCTATAAGTGAAGCTGCTCGTAAAATGGGTAGAATGAAGTGATATATTAAATCTACTCGTTGTGAGTAGATACTAACTTGACCAACCCTAGAGGAGTCAAACAAAATGGCACAAGTCGGAAGACCGATAAACAAACTTCATCAGGAAGATGTACGCAAAAAGATTCAAGTAAGTCAATTACTAAATGTTTTGCAAAATCATGCACTTGGTGAAACTGAGGAGTTAAGTCCTACAAGGATGAAGGCT